TCGAAGCTGCATTCAACCAGATTGTCTGCAGGATAGCTTTCGTTATAGTTCATCACCGCAGCAACAAATGCCACACGGTCATAGAAGAACGTAGTGCCACTCACGCCCAGTTGCTTATTAATCTCAACATACACTTCCTGGTTTTTGTCGTAGCGAGAAGCGGCGACCACTTGGAAAGCTTCGTCAAAGCTGTTGGGGATGAAAACAGTGCCATCAACATCTTTCTGGAAGTAAGAAGTGATGGAGGCAGTAGCCTGAGAGGTGACAATCACGCTGTCAGCAAAACCGCCGCCACCCAGCAGGTAGAACTCGGTATTGCCGTCGTTAAAGGCCACAGAGGCCGTCGTGGCTGCTTGCAGGGTAAAGAGGGTGGGAGCACCGCTCACAGTGAACGTAGCGCCGCTCTGCGTGATCACAGGGCGAGCCACACCGGCTACAGAGCCAACACGCACAATAACGTCTTGGCTCTTAACCAGTTCAGTCGGGTGGTAGAGCATGAGAAAATCCTCAATGGGAAAGAAAATGGTTAAGCGTCAAACGTTCTGAACGCTTCCTTTGCCAACCAGTCTAAAAATTCCTCTGATTGGCGTGCCGAGAAACTGCCAATAGTGCTCAGCGATTTGCTCGTTTGGCAATAGCTCAAACCGTCCTTCCCTCCCATTGATTGTTGCAACAGCGGAGCTTCCGGGAGTGATACCAGACAGTGCCAATGGCCCCGTCAGTCGTCCTTCCATGTAAACAGCCGTACTATCAGCACCAAGCAAATAGTCGTACTGCGGATTACGCTTTTGCTTCAAACTGGCATAGCATGTCACACCTGATGAAATGGAAGTGTAATTTCCAGTTTCACTATCAACGGCATAACCAGAAGCCACCGACCACACAAGCGTGGCATTAGCTAATGGTGAGAGGCCGTTAATCATGCGACAAAGCCAATGGAGAAAGAACCAGCAACGGTTTCAAGCATTCGTTTGAACTCTTGGCCATATTGAGTGGCCTCCAGCCCCTTGCCATACACTTTGCCTTCGGTGGCGCCAATTTGAACGCCCATTTGTGCAAGTTGAATGGCAATAATATGTGCCGCCAGATGCTTTACTGCACGATCAGTTTGATCACCAAACACATCTTCCGAGGCGTCGGCAGTAGCTTCAGTGATGGCCCCGTTTACGATTCCCGATGGATGGGGAGTGAATTCGGGGAAGCGCGTAAGAAAGCTTTCGTAAGTAACGGTCATGATCAAGCCTTCCCGATCTTGATTGCTTCTTGACGCTTGGTAATGGCATTACGAATTCTGACGCGCCCTTCGCTTTTCTTCCATTCTGCAAGTTGATCCAGATCGTGAATCACCTCAAGAATGCGAAAAGCTTCCACCAGAGGCATGTTGACCAGTGTTTGAACATCCTGAGGAATGGTTTCCACAGTGAGTTGTTCTTTCACTTCTTCAATGGCGCCGATAGTCATTAACCGTTTGACGGTTTTATTCTCTCGTGCGGTTTTCCATTGAAGCTCTGGGATGTCCTGATTAAGACCAGGCGCCAGTTGGATCAGGCCAGTATCCGTGATAATGCCAAAACCACCTTCACGCGGCGGATTTTCAAGCTCAGGGCGGTAAGCAATTAACATTTTGAATGTTCAAGAAGAACTGTCATAAAGCTTAACGCCCCTTGCTTGTCTAGGCTCAGGACGAAGCCTGAACGTAGATCATGCTCTTGGGATAGTACAGAGCCACACCACCCACGCGAGCGTGAGCAGGGACAATGAACTCCAGGCCACGCTGTTGAGGCGGGAACAGTTCAAGAGGCTGGGGGATGTGCAGTTGCACTTTCTCAGGATCGCGCTTGTACACCACCATGCGGCTGGTGAACAGACGGCCACCGTTCTTACCCTTCGTCAGTTGGTTGATGGGCTCAACGTTACGGATGTAGGGGTTGGTGCGCAGGAAATACTCAAGCACAGTCACGTCCGACGAATCGGAATTGCGGGTGGTGCTAATCTTGTTGTAGTCCTCGTAAGCCAACAGGATGGTGTCGGGCTGCTCCTTCATTTGCGAACCGTTGATGATGGCGCTAACGCCATAGTTCAGCAGTTCCAGCATTTCTTGAGCAGTGATGCCAGCGGTGGTGAACCACTTGTCAGCGGCAACAATGTCAACGGTGGCGTTGTTGAAGAAGCCAGCCAGATTGACGGTGGATTCACCGAACATGGCAACGCTTTCAACTTTCTCCTCGTAGGCACGACGCACAGCGGCGGCGCGACGTTGCTCAAGAGCAATGTTGGCCATTTGAGCTGCACGCAGTTCCTGAACGGTGTAACCAAAGGAACCACCGAAGGAGCGAATGTTGATGCTCTTCTCCACCTGGCTGATGTCGGCGCGGGGCAGATCATCGGCAGCATCCGCAATCAGTTTGAACTCACCAGTGGAGTCCATGACGCGGTAGGTGAAGGTTTGGGCGCCAGGACCAGCTTCGCTGGTTACAGGCAGAATCGTGGGGTATTTGATGTCGGCATAAGCGATTTCAAACACCTGGGGGCGAATGTACTCAAGCTGGCGCTCAAGAAACAGGCCCGCATCGTCCATGCGAAAATCAGACATTAGTAGGGCCTCCTATCAAGAATCGGCAGAGAGAGTGAAGCTCGGACCATTCAGTTCCAGGATCGCAAGACCAGAACTGGTGGTAGACGTGAGGAAGCGAGCGTTGGACAGGCGAACAGTACGGCCCGAAGCAAAAGCATGGCTGAATTGACCAGCCTTGCCAGTGCCACTGGCGGCATACAGCACGCGAACAGGCGAAGCAGGGTTCACTGCACCAGTCACGTAAACGGCCACTGCACCTTCGTTCGCAACGTTCATCGCTTGACGAACTTTGACGCCAGGGCGATTGTCGGCATTCCGTGCAGTTTCATCAACGTAGGTGAGCACGTTGACGCCAAGAACGGTGCCAGTTGCGCCAGAAATGGTGGTTGCAGAATTAGCAACAGTACCAGCAAGGTTGTAAACCTGGAGGTCACCAAAAGGCTGCACAACGGTGGTTTCGTTGATGCAGGTGTTAATCGTGTTGTCGCGGATGTCAGAGAGTTGTCCTTCCAGCAGTGCGTCATGAACAAGAGCGTAGCTCTGTTGCACGCCGCCAGCAGAGGGAGTCCCCGACGCGGAAAAAATTACAGCCATGGATCAGCGCTCCTTAGAAACGGAGAGGGGGGATTTCCAAGCATTCTGAAGCTTGTCCATGTAGGACGAAGGAGCAGACATTGGAGAAGCAATGGAAGCAACGGCTTTGCGCAGTTCTTCCGTATTGGCGGAATCGGCGCGGGGCGATTCAGCCAGGGTGTCGAACATGGCAGTCACATAATCATCGGAACGCTCCGAAAGATCAGCATCACCACGAACGGCCTTGATGGAGGCTTCCATGATTTCACGGGCGGACTTGCCAGTAAAATCAAACGCGGAATCAAGCGAAGTGCGAGCTTTGTCAATCAGAGCAATGCGCTCTTCAACAAGACCGTCCACATTCACTTTCTGGGCGGCTTCAAGATCAGTCTTAAGGCCTTCCAGTTCTTGAGCAAGAGCATCGGCACGCCCTTCGGCAGAGTCGCACTTGCCCTTCATTTCTTTTTCCATGGCGTCCATTTCGGCCTTCATGGAATCAGCGGCGGCTTGCAGCTCGTCGCACTTTTTCTTCATGTCCTCGTAGGACATTTTGGCGTCTTCCCGTTCTTTGGTGATCGCCAGAGCTACGCTCTCGGTCACCTCAAACTCAGCGCCATCAAAATTGACTTTTGCAGTCATAGATGGTTCCTCAATGGGAGTAAATAGAGAAGGATCGGCAGCATCCAGACGATCTAGATGAAGCTTCACTTGCGGGCCAGCGCGACCTCTGCGAACAACAGCAATGTGATTTCCGCTGATTTCCTTTTGGATGCCATCGTAATTCTCACCACTGTCAGTTACGCCAGGAGTCGCTTCATAATTGACGCGATAGCCAGCGCTGACCTCCTTCGCATCACCACGCATAATGCGCTCAATGGCTTCCTGATCAGTGATGGTCATAACTGCCCGGACAAAGCCGTTGTCATATACCACCTCAGTGCCACTGAAGCCAATTTGATAGTCCTTTGTGTTGGCACTATCTAATAAGACTGGCGGGTGCTCAAGAGTGATTGCTTTGCCCGCAAATGAGGCCAAGCTTTCAGGAGACGCCACTTCGGTTTCGGGACGATACTCGCGACGGATAGAACCATCGGCGTCGGTGTAATGTTGTACACCAGTACGCGCAATGGTTGCCCAGGCACGAAGATAACCCTCAGGGGTCACTTCGTACTTGTCAATCGGCGCTACATCGTAACGAAAGCAGGTGTCGCTCATGGCAATACTCTATCAAGAAATAAAATGCGAGATAGACTAACTTAGGAAATACAGCCTAAAAATGCAGCATATTCAGCATCGGCGCATCACCACAAAAGTAAAAGCTCCCATGCTTTCCATGCAGGAAAGTAGGCAAGTGATTGGACGGCGCATGAAAGAAGCTCGTCTCAACAGCGGCATGTCACAATGCGACATAGCGGCCATTCTTCATTGCGACCAAACCACCATTTCGCGAATGGAGCGAGGTATTATTTCGCCTGACTGTGCGGAGATACGCTTGCTTAGTTCTGCTTTTCAGCTTTCAATTTTGTATCTTCTTGGCTATCCCACATTTGTAGTCTCCGCAGTAAGCGAAGATTAATCATCGTCCTCTTCATCCGACAGTTCTGCAAGTTGACTTTCAATGCCTTCCATCACATAAGACTTTGCAATAGCCTCAGCCTCAAAAACCAGCATCTTTACTTGATCAAAATGCTCGTCAGGTTTGTCATAGGCATTGATGACAAAAATGTGAGTTTCATCGAGGCGTCCATTTTTGAAATGCTGCTCTTCGACGAGGCGCCACTGTGAGGTGTTGCGATGCTCGTTAGCGGAAAGAATGGCCAGCGCTTTCATAACGCCAATACCATCCTCCTCCTCTTCAATCACCCGCACGTATTCACTCATTGGTCTTTAGCGCTTTCCATCATCTTAAAGGTCAATCTGAGAGTCTTCCATGCAGCCTTCTTCTTCCTCCATCGCCTCTTCTTCTTGAAGCACTTGGCGAATGAATGCCCGCATGTACTCTTCGCTTGCGTCCTTTTTTGGCATGCTCATGCCAGCTTCAGAGAGGGCAATGGCAACTGCCTGCTTGTAATTTGTAATTGGCTTCTTGTCGCTGCCTTTCAGTTTGCCAGCCTTAAACTCTCTTAAAACGCGGGCAACTTTATTTTGCTTTTCTTTCTTTGTCATTGCCTTAATTGAAGCGAAATCTAGAAGAAGTCTACCAAACCCACTGGAGCCAATATGCCTTGTGCAATTGCATCGGCTCGCGAAGAATAGCTGAGGCAGTGATTAGCATCATCGCGCTCTGCAAAGTAACCAGGACTATACGACGATGGTAGGCATTGCATGTTGTAATGATCTGCTTCAGTTTCGTGCAGATTGGCCGCGCGACACGACTGGGAACCAGTCCAAAACTCTTGAGGCATTCTGTCGAAATCGTTCAAATAATCTTCGTTTAGCCCGAGCAAGTATCCAGCACGAGCCCACCAAAAATTACCGGATGGATGTGGCAAGGGAAACGTGCGCCAATTGACAGTGGCTAAGTCGTATTCTTCCAGATAAGAAATAGCTCGTCGCCAATTGACAATTAAAAAGTGTTGCATCATCATCCGCCAGTCATCTTGATTTCTGGTGGGATGAGAAATGCCCTTGGTGTGACAATAGAGAATGTAGGCATCAGGATTGGCAGATGCCATGGCCTTGGCGAGCAACAAAGAAGGTTTTTCGCTGAAGCCATTGTCATGCCTTACCACTTCGCAATCAAGGGTCAATGGAAGCGGTTCGTTACCATTGACACCAACAATTAAACGAGCATGCGAGAGAAGGCCGCTTGCATACATTGCCCCAATTTGCTCACAAAACAATTGCTCCCATCGCTCTGCCTGGAACACATGGTAAACAATAATAAGCTGGGGCATTGTTACCGCCTAGCAATAAACATCAAATCGTCGTAACGCCCCTTTTTGTCCCGCAGGTCAATGGTTTCAAACGTTGCTCCATCAGGGAGGGCAGCGGCTAAAGCATTGAACCAAGAAACATCCTGCACGTCCTCGACCACTGCAATGCCGCCTTCATTGAGCAACGGAAAATACAGGCGTAAGAAAGCCTCTTGAGACTCAAGGGAATGGGGGCCGTCGTCGATGATCACATCCAGACCAGCCTTTGCCTGCTCTTTTACTAGCTCTTGCACTTCAGGGGTGTACGCATCAGCAACGATAAAAGCGTAGCGATCAGGAGAAAGTCTCTCCTTAATGCTTTCATGCACTTGATCCGCAATATCAACAGCAATCAGTCGTGCGTCTGGGAGAAGCTCGTGCCACAGCAGCAGGGATCCCCCGTATTGCACGCCGACCTCCAGAAGAGTGATGGCGCCCTTATCCAAGCCGGTCAAGAGCCCCTCGTACACTTCCCCGTAGGAATGGATGGTCTGCTTGTCTGTCCCTCCAGGCGTCTCAAAGCCGTTGATATTCTGCTCTTGCAAAATACGATCAATCTTCACGGAGTCTGACATGAGCGCCTCAGTTGAACTCTTGGCTAGAAGGAAGCATAGCGATAATTCGCCCTTCAAACCCATCATTGCGCAATGATTTGGCAATAAACTCAGCAAAATTATGAGCCAAGATGACAATGGTGTCGCATTCGTGTAAATAAGAACGATCCACAATTTTCAGGCCAGTGCCAGGCACGTAAAGGCCCTGCTTACTTGCCGTGTCATCAATCACAAAAGATTGACCAATGTTTTGAGTGGTGATATTCAAAGCATTGAGAAAAACACAGCCCTTTGCTGCAGCCCCGAAGAATGCAATGCGCCCGAAAGATTCCCTGTCTTCCACCATTGCAAAAAAATCTTTCCGCAATGCTGCAATATTGCCGCCAAAGTTAAGACTATCAATCAGAAACTGTTCTTCCTGCTTGTACTTGCTAAGGTCGGCAGTCGGGGCACTTGGCTCCTTATTTGTCATCCACAACCTCATGCTTCCACCATGAATAGATTCTGCATGGTGATGGATAATTCTCAGCCCATACTGGGCGAAGAGTTTTTCCAATGGAGAGAGAAGCCAGTAATAATAATGCTCGTGGTAAAACTGATCAAATTGATTAGTGCGAATTGTTTCTGCCGTATATGGAAACTCCAAAATCCACACGCCATCAAGAAACTTTTGGATGCCTCGCATGAAGGCATGAATGTCTTTTGTGTGTTGAAAGACGTTGGTTGAAGTGATAATATTTGCCTTTGGCAGATCCAGATGATCTCCCCAAAAATCATTCACATAAGTAATGCCAGCCTTTTCGTTATCCTCTTTGAACGTGGCACTGGCATCAACATTAATAAGCTGCAGCTTTTTATCAGTGCATCCCTGAAAAGCTTTCAACAGGGCTCCATCGTTTCCACCAATGTCGATAATGGTGTCATGTCGTAAATGAGAAAAGCGATGAAACAGCTTCTCGCAATGCTCTATGTATGGCTGGCTAGTGCTGGAACGATACAGATAGTTGCCATACAAGATGTTTGGGTCCACTGCATAGTCCAAATGGATCGTGAGATCGTCTTCAACAACGGCCCGCAACGGAAAACGTTCGGCTTGTAGCGACTCCTCTTCTGAAGAGCACAGGTTATTGACAAGAGGTTGGGTGCCGAGATCGAGAATGGTGCGGGTCATGGGATGAAATGCAGAGGAGCACAAAGCATGGGAACATCGGGGAGAAATTTGTCGCGCATCAAGATGATGCCAGCCATTAATCGCTCGCCCATAAAAGCCATCGCCCGCTGATCATAACCAGTCAGGGTTTTGATTTCTTCTTTATTTTGCTCCCAAATGGGCCACAGGCAATCAAAGAAAATATTCATGAAAGCTTTGTAGTGCTTCAATGGGCCACGGATCATGGGGCCTCCGTAGAAATGGCTTTGCTGCCAAATGGCGTTCATCTCAGCAGCGGAAAATGGCAGTGTGCCTCGCTCGGCTGCCGCCATGGTCATTTCAATGCCACGGAAAGAATGCCCGCCGCAAAACTGAGCGGCGAGTGAACAGCCAAAAGTGCAGGTTTCCGTCACGTAAAGGACGCTTTCATCGGAGGCTGCGATGGCATCTTCTTGCCAATATCTCCGATACTGAGCATTGCCAAGCAATGGAGAATCCACATTGTTTAGCAGCCAGTAAATAGCAGTTAATTCTCCCCACCATGGATTCAGTGAGGAGATATTGGTGCCAGTGTCGTCAAAGAGCCATCCTTCTGCGGTGAGTCGTTGCCGGTCGTCGTCGGAAATGCTGCTTGCGTGAGCGCACAGTGGAATTAGGGTTGACGCCGATTCGTAACGAATGGGCAAATGTGGCATGCCCACCGCATAAATAGTCAGATCAGAGGGTTGCATAAACCTGCCTTTGAGCCCATAGTTCGTTGTAATTGTTTACGCCTTTGGCCCCCACACCAGTCAGGTCACCGCCCCCTGAGGGCTTGCTCCAAGCCATGATGGTGCCATCAGGCAGCACAAACGCTCGGTTCTTCTGCTCGTGGGTGGGGGTTAGCTCCAAGTAGTCTCCATAAACGAAATTAGGATTGCCTCCGTTTGCAGCCAGCGCCTGTCCTAGCAGAGTCGGACCAGTCGGACACAATGGAGTGATGCCATAGTATTTTTCGTGACAATTATTCACGATCATTTCAATGGCAGTAACCAGTGCTGGATTATTCGGCTTGGAATAGAGCACAGTTGTGGCACAAGCCCAGGAGGTATAGCTAAAACGTTGGATGTCGCGGAACGCCAGCCACTCAATGCGATCTCCAACTTCCACAGGATTCACCACCCTGACGGCAATATCCAAATACCAGCCTCCTAGTTTGTTAAGAAGACAAAAGCGACCAAGGTCAGCCTTGTAAGAATACGGACGGAGAGAATCGTAAGCCCAAAGGACATCAGGGTCGTAGTTATCAGCAATAAATTGCCGAAGACTTTCCTTGTTGTAAATGGTGTGGTGATCATTTGGAAAAGCAGTTTTGACCGTGGTGGTCGCATAGTCCAGGAACGGGGACAGGCTTTGGTCTTCGCTGTCAGAAAGATAAATCTGGGAGATGTTCATGATCAGTTGATGCGAGCGGGAGTGCCAAAGCCTTTGAAGGCAGATTGGGGCTTTGCCTTCAGAGTGTCTTCGATAATCTTGACCATTTGCTTTTGCACGTAAGGCCAAGTGAACTGCTCTTCATGCACGCGAGAATAGCACCAGTCCCCTGCGTCTTCCAGGCTTTCACGGTCTTGATAGTAGTCATTCAAGATGGAGGCAAGGTCGCTGGGAGACGGCTGACCTCGCTCTAAGCCATAATTCCTGTCGGTTTCCCAGCTTTCGATCAGAATGCGACGAGTGTCGTTAAAGATTTCTCGCAGGCTTGTATGGTCTGGAACCACTTGTGCCACGCCAGCAGCGGCATGCTCGGTGTTGACGAGACCCCAGCCCTCCCCCAGGCAAGTGTTAACACCCACGTCAACAGCATTGTACACTTGATTGAGCTGTTCAACGGGAAGACAATTTTGCGTGGCAAAGTTTGGACTGGTCAGGATTAATTTTCCAACGGCGTCGTAGCCGTAGTCCCTGGCAACACGCTTGAATAAGGGCACAATATCCCAGCCCATATCCTTTGGTCCCATATTGAGCCATAGGCGAGCATCAGGCTTATCTTGCGCAAATTGAACAAAGCCTTTAATGGTCAGATCAATGCGCTTGCGTGGTTGGTTTCTATTGCCGTTGAACACCACGAAAACATCTTCTGGCACGCCAAGGGCTTGGCGGCATTCCCTTTTGTCAATGGGGAAAAACTTGCTGAAGTCCGTGCCGTGCCCCACAACATGAATCGGCTTGTCGTAGCCGATCCTCTGAATTTCCTCCTTGGCAAATTCCGTGTAAGTGATCAGAGTGTCCCACTTCATCAGTGGCTCTAACAGCTCCGGGAACAAGCCATAGGAGTCAATGGGGGTGTAAGTGATCCACTTGAACCCCATGCTCTCTTTTAAGTCCTGGACCATATCAAAAAGCTGAATGGCCACCCAGATGTCGTTAATGACAAAGACAACGTCTGGTTGAATTTGAGAAACCAACTCACGCATGCGATGGGCACCGAACGGATCGGAGCCATAGGCCATTGCAGGATACATCTTGCAATGCTGCTGCATTTCATTGGGGTCGCCGTGCCAATTGACGGCCAGAGCATGCACTTCATGCTCTTTCGCCAGTGCAGGAATGAGATATTCAGCAACGCGACCAAACCCAGTTTGGACTCCCACGTCGCCGCAATACAATACTTTTGCCACGTCAAGCAAGAAACTCGCTCGATCCTAAGGCGTCAATCACACGCCGACACTAGGAAACTGCTGGCGCAAATACTCAATGCGACATTTGCAGCGGGAGCGACATGCGCACCTCTGACCCGGCATTGGTACAGCTCCAATGGGGACAATGCCACGAGCGGCATAATTAATGCAGTCCTGGCAATGCACTGCTTGCGCATCAAGGATGCGACGCATCAAGGTGTAGCCTTCTTTTTCTCTCCGAATCGTGGTTCCTTCCCAGTAAGAACCACGAACGCTTTCAGCATATAGGCCGATACGAGCAAGAGCCATGGGAGCAGAAATGCGGCCACCCAGAAGATCAGAAGCAAAGTTCTGAAGATAAGCGTATTCCGAACGAAGCCTTTGACCGATGCGACCATAGTCAGACTGAGAGAGGGCTTGCTTGCCACCCACTCCAACCATTGCGGCTTGAATGTGAGCGGGCTTAAGGGCTTCACGAACGCTTCCTTGCCACTGGTCAATAGTAATGTCGCCGTTTACCAAGCGCTTGGTGAAGTCTTTTAATTGGCTGTCGAGCTTTTTGATGCGACCGTCTACTAAAGCCTCCACTGCCGCTTGGCTCAAGAAACGGCCGTTCTTCCCTCTATACCGTCCACTGATGGGGTCGTAAGACCATTCGCCGTCCATCCTTTCAGAAAGAACGGCGCTGCTAAAGGTGGAAAGATTATCAGGATTCAACATTCTCTGACTCCAGAATGTCCTTAAAACGCTCAGGAGCGGTTTCTTTCCATTGGTTCAAGGCAGCATCAATGTCATCAGGGGAAATGAATGAAGCTTCTTCGTAATCACCCAGGATCAAGCCCTCCACTTTTACGGGCTCAATGGCATCTTCCTTGAAGTAGGCGGCGGTGGTTTTCTTGCCCTTGAATGCTCCCTCCATTGAACCATGCTTGCGCTTGTACAGCTCCTTGTACTTACGCGACACGTAGGCACCAGCCACCGCACTAGGCCACACTTTGAACTTGGCCTTGGCTGCTGCAACCGCTTGCTGGTGGAGTTCTTCGTCTTTGAACTCGGCATCTTCTTTTACTTTCTCCAGATCGCGCTCTAGGAAAAGCCCTGCAGAATCCTCCACTTCTCGACTTCCATCCATCGGCAGAGTGCCATTCTCTTCGTTCATTGGATCGCGCCCACCAGGAGGCACTTTCATATCGCCGCCAGGCTGCGGCAGCTCACGGGGAAGCGATGGGTCGAGAGTGAGTTCCATTGACCACTCAGAACCGCCGTAACGAGCCTCTGCCACTTCTTTCGGGTGGAGCACGCCAAGTTGGATGTAACGGCCGTCTACTGCCGCCACGCGGGCCCTCACATCGGCCTTCTCCCTTTCGTTGAGTTCAAACAAATCGTTGAAATGAATGCGCCATGAATCAGGCACCTGTCCACTGGTGGGACCATCCTTGCTCAATAGAATCATCTCCATGAGATGCTTGATTGGGCGCTTGAATCGAGATGCCTGATAGTCGCCCAACATCTTTGCAAAGTCACGCTCTTCGCTCCGACCAGTGGAGCCCAATCCGCTAGGACTTTCTCCAAAAAGAATGGTGTGGGGAATTTGAGAGGCGCCAATAATATCAATGCGCAGTTTCTCCAGAATTTCCCCAATGCCGCCAAAGTTGCGGCTAATGAATTCCAGTTCTTCTTTCTCTGCGTCAATCGCATAGCCGCGATACACACTCTTGCTCATGTCGTTCAAGATCAGGCGATCACGCACGTCCTTTTCTTTGCCAGCAGCAAGCATCGTGGACAGGCCACGAAGTTTATGAACAAAGATGTCAAACTCAGTAAGAAGCGTAGCTGCAGAACTAATGCCAGTGGAATAGAAACGAAAGCTGTCGTAAACGCTCTGCAGACTGCTCATTCCCCACCCATAGTTCCGCTGCCTGATCCTGTAGGGAAGCCATTCCCCATCAAACCTCAGAATCCTGTCCTTATGGATGTAAGTGAGTTGCGGCTGACGAATGAGGTCGCCAGAAATAATTTGATAGTAAGTGGCCTTGGAATAGTCGTAGAGACTTTCCTCGCTGATCACTGGAGCAATCTGCCAGCGATCAAGCACTTCCATGCCTTCAATACTGCGGATGTTCCGTCGATCTACAGGCTGGTTTGCAGGGCGACCGTCGTCAATGTACAGAAGAATAACTGCACCACCAAAAAGTCGTGCATTTTTACAAGCAAGGCCGAGGTTCTCAAGGATGTATAAGTCCTCAATGATTTGCTCAATGCCAGCCACCTCTTCAGCGGCAGCACCTTCTCCACCAAACAGCACCTTGAAACCCTTTCTAGTGGCTTGTTCGGCCACGATGTCCACAATTCGCTTGGGAATCCACTCGGAATAAAGGTTTTCTAGTTCTTCCTGCGTGAGAAAGACGATGGGCTGGGCGGATGTGAATTGACTCTTGTCGCGACCAGTGCCCATGCCTGTAAGGGCATTCACCAGACCGTCCACTCGCAGGTTCTCATTGCCGTTATGGCCAAGATTGA